CACGTTTCTTGTGACTGCGTTGCACGTTCTTAAAGGATGTATGTGCGAGGTTAGCATTGGAGATGGCAGAGTAAGGATACCATTCAATCGTACTGATGTCAACATCGTACCTGTTGATGGATTAGATCTTTGCGTAGTTGCAGTTCCCCCAGGCCTCTGGAGTAGCGCCGGGATTACTGCGGTAAAGTCTAAGACAGCAACCGTTGGTTCTGTTGTTAATATGTTTGGTGATGTTAACGGTAAGTTGGCGTTTACTACTGGTGCTATAGCCAGCTTGTCCAAGAGCAAAGGTTTGCACCTGGCCTCCTCTAAACCGGGATGGTCTGGCACTCCACTTCTGTGTGAGGGCGCAGTAGTTGGCATTCACGTTGGACATAACGGGTCGAAGAATGAATTTGTTCGGACAAATGAGATTGTCACAATTCTTTCTTTCCTGTTTAGTGAGTCGCCACTAGGCAATTTTGGCAGCAAGGCCATCACGTATGATGAAATGATGGAGAACTATGACGAAAGTGACTATGAACTTATCAAGATAGGTGGGGTTCCTGTGGCGTTGGCTGACCACAATTTTGCGGTTGATACGCTACGAGCCCAGGAATCAAAGTTCAAAATGAGATCTTGGTTTGAAATGACTGAGATGGAGTCTGACTTACCTGACTTTCTTGAAAGCGCGAGCAATTTAAACGGGCTGAGCCCCCGAAAGGGGGCACCCCAGGAGTCGACCCAATGGGAGGGGTTAGACTACAAGAAGCAACCTGCCAAAGCACTCTCTTTGATCTTGGACAATATCGATTCCACAACGGATCGGAGAGTGGCAGAGGCATGCCTTTCCGCGATTGTGGGAAGACAGCGGTTATCTTCAGGGGAGCCAAGCAAAGAAGCTCCGAGAGACTCGAACAAGCCAAGTCCAAATTCCCAGAACTCTGTGACTGGGGATGGCCCGAAGTCGGCCCGGAGGCGGAGAAAGCGAGTCTCGAGTTCCAAGCCACTAGGTTCAAGCGAGCCCAAAGACCAAGCAATTGGGCTTCAACAATCAACAAAGTCTGCAAGCTATACCCCGCCACACAAGCGAGTGCCGCCTGTAGAACCTTCAACCGAGAAGAACTTGAATCTCAAATCAGGTTCGACCTCTGGAACTCAATAAATCCCA